AATAGATTTTACATTATTTCCGTGTAAGGTATTGCCAGTCATAGTACCACCTGCAAGTGGCAAGAATGAACCACCTGAACCTGTGATAGTTCCACTTACTACAAGATTACCTGTAACATCTACTCCTGCATTTGTAGTTCCTAGTTTTTCTGAATTGTCATAATATAATTTTACATTATCATTTGAAAAAGCAGCAATCATATCTTCGCCACTAGGATTTTGTAATCTAAATGCGGTTGTGCGAACCACTAAATTTCCTGTTCCTGTTTCTTCTTTTATATAACTATTTGTGCCATCGTGATAGATTTGTAAATCACCTCCTGCTCCGAATATTGCTTTACTAGAATCAGTAAACGTAATGTCATCTCCTGCACTTACAGCAATATCTTTTCCACTTGTTGTATTGCCGAATCCTAATACTTCTGTTAATGTATCTGTCTGTGAGAATTTAGTATCTACATATAACTTAACTGCTGCACTTGTTGGAACAGTTGTATCATTGTTAAAGTTTTGTATTCCGTTAGCTGCTGTTACAAATTGAGTTATAGTAACTCCTGTGCCTGTGTCTTTCAAAGAACCCCATTCTAAAATAGCACTTACTTTAAAGTCTCCTGCTGTGTTTAAAAACAGACCTGACTGGTTTCCAGAACCATCTGTCAATTCTCTTAGAGTTGCACTTAATGCTACGTTATCAATAGTCTTTAAAAGACCAGGATATGTAACTGATATTTTAGTATTAAATAGAGTTGCCATTCTTTAATTTTTTTGTTTTATTATTTTTAATCTTTTTTAAAAAGACTTTTAATTTTTCAATGTTTTTTTCTTTTACTTTATATTTCATAGAACCCAACCATTAAAAGTTGCATCATATGAAGGGTATATATCGTCATTAGTATTACTAGTATATTCAGGATATGTAGTTTGGTTAAAACTCATAAAATCAATAAATCTTCTAGAATACCATTCTGCATTTGTTCTTGCTTTTTCTGTTAAAAAATCTACTTCTTCTTTACTAACTGTTTCTGCATTTTCTGATCTGTGCTTATACATCCCACCATTTCTAATTTGATATGCAGAAAATGGAATATAATCTACTTGTGCATACCATATAAGCATTGGCACAACATAATCATTTAATAAAGTTTTCCATCTTGCGTTTGCAGGTTGATCAATATTAGGCATTGCTGTTGTTAAAGCATTATACATTTTAGTGCCTAAGTAGTTTTGTATGTGTATTTCTTGAGCCAATTTAATAAACTGTATATACTTATCTGTATCTACATTACCATCAATGATTGAATTTCTAACTAAATCTGTTCTATTTATAAATAATACTGTTGCCATTTTTTAATTTTATTTTGGATATGCTCCTTTACCCGGTTGTCTTCCTGTTGCTGTTTTTGCTAAGTCTGATCCTCTTGGAAATTTCTGTGCATACTTAGGAATATTTCTAGTTTTTTTATAACTATTTAAATTTTTAGATTCCTCTGTGTTTGATTCTAATCTATATAAAACTCTAACCCATTTATGTTGGCAATAGATTCCACCTTTTAATTCAAAAATATTGTAAGGTAAATCAGGTTTATGTCTAAATTCTGTATTTACATTTTCATCTTTTCTTTCTCCCTTACCATCTTTAATTTGTAGTTTACCAAAACTTGCATTGTCAATATCTTCAATTCTCCAAACTAAACCACCTTCAGATAATCTCATCATTTCTTTACAAAATGTCCTTGATTCACTTTCGTTTGATCGCATACCTCTAGCATATTTGTATCTAATTTTATATAAACCATTTTTGCTGTCTAATTGACTAAAAGCTGATCCATCATTTACACTACCTACATTTTCTTCAGTAGCTTTTTTTAATCCAATTATTTCTTTTATCTTATCTAAAGTAGATTTTTTTTCTTTAACTAAATACTCTGCCCAATCTCTACTACTCACCTCATTGCTTTCATCTAACTCATCTACTAAAACCCACTCCTCACTCATCTTAACTGCTGACTTTCCTAATGATCCTAAAACTACTTCAATGTTGTCTTTAGATAGTTGTGTTTTTAAGTCATCGTGATTTTTACAAGGCATATAATAAACAACACCATCTACTTCGTGTTCGTGATAACCACCACACCCCATCTCCTCAGCCACCTCTATGGCTTTTTCTTTGGTTGTGTAAGCCTCTTTACCATCAATAATTTTAAGACTAAATTTTTCCATCTCAACACCTGTTTCTTCCTCAATATCTTCCTTGTCCTGTATTGAACTATCTACCTCAGTAAATTCTAGTGGCTGTAAGGTTGTAAAATATAGGTTTAAGGCAATTTCGTTGTAAGCAAGTACATTATCAAAGGAATCTATTAAAAGCTCCTGAAATGGTCTTATAACTGTATTATCCATAAGTAATGAAGCTGTCTTAATTTCTTCTGCATTATTACCTAATCCTGTTGAATCTTTTATACCAAGTAACATTGGAGACACTATTCTGTGTGCTACCATTATTTTTTTTGTACTTTCTTCTGATAAAAATTGGTATTGGTTGTGTGCATCTGATAATTGAACTGGAGTTATCTCAGCTTGACTTTCTTTATTGTCATTAAATGCTAATATAAACTTACCTGCATTACTTGATCCAGAAAACTTTTGTGCTATCTTAGATTCTATTAATTGTCTTTCTTCTTGATTTGGAGTTCCGTTATTAAAGTTAATTAACATTGAAGGAGACAATCCGTTTAAAATGTTGTTTAAGTGATAATTTGACACTTCTTCTTCTAATTCAGCATATTGCAAACCACCTTGATAATCCACAGGTGAGTAGTAATAAAAACCAGACTTGTAAGGTTTCACATAATATATTTCTATATTTTCATTAGACATACCAAATGCTGGAATTCTTAAAGGGTCATCACTTCTTTTTATGTTTGCCCAATCTTTAAAATAATAGTAAGCAGGGACATCTCCATCCTCATTGCATTTTTCTGCTCTAAGAGTTTCAATAGGCATATGTTCAATCTGAACAATTTTACTTCTATTTTTATTATAAATAACTTGCATTGCACATTGACCCATTAATTTTAAATCATAGCATAGTTTTCTAACTACATCTTTTTTAAATAAAGAAATCATTTGTGCATACTCATTTGGCTTTCTACTTGCATCTGTAGCATTTATACCTTTACCATAAATTGCTTGGCTTATACCATTTATTGCTGCATTATTTGTAGGACTACCATTGTATCTGTCAATTAAATACTGAAAATAGTTATTATCTGCTCCATACTCTATCCAATCCTCACCACTTACTTCTTTAATTTCAGGACTAGTGTAGGTGCTTAAATTGACAAAACCAAACTCACTCATTTTTGAGTGTTTTTTAAATTGTCCTTTGTCGTTTCTTAATCGTGTTTTTTTCATCTTACGGTATATGTATTATCAAAACCATTATAAAAAGTATATTGATCTTTATTTAATTGGTAGTGATCATTATCATTTAACTGATCTATGTCTTGGTCAGTACAAAATATTTTATCATTAAATATATCTTCTTTTTGATTAGAATCAATTTGCCATAAAATATCATATAAATTCCAAAAACTATTATTTGTGTTCCAAAAATTATAATCTACAAATAAAGATAAGTCATAAAAATGTGCTTCAACTAATATAGGACTAAAAACTAAATTAATTTTTAAATAATTGCCTGAGGTTGTTCCTGATTGATTTAAATAGTCAACTGTAACATTAGTACTGTCATCTCTTACTCTTATAGTAAAAGCACTATCGTCATATTGTCTAGGAATTACTGAAAATTCTTGAGCCTGTGCTGATGTTGTTAATATAATCATTACTTATATAACGTATAAATTTGATCAATTTGTAGAATGATGTAACCAAAAAAAAAAGCACCCCTTAAGGATGCTTGATTTTCTAACTAAAAAAACTAATTATTAAGCAGGAACTCCTACTGGTGTTGGGTCAATTGGTGCAGGTGATGTTGCTGCTGTTGGTGTAGCATTTAAAAATAAAGGTGCATCTTCTTCCATTCCTTCAAATGTTAAAGTAAACCCACTTAAATCTCCTGCTGCTGCTCCTGTTACAACAGTTCCACCTGTTACTTCCATTCCGTTTTCAAATCCACACAAGAAGCTATTACCATAGTAATCAACGACTACTGCATATGGTCTAGCAAGTGCAAGAGTTTGCAGTTCTGCTTGTGTCTTTGCATCTAAGAATGTTAAAGTTAAGTTTAGAGTTTGTGTGTAGAAAGTTGTTCCGTTTTCTCTGCTACTTGTTACTGTAGTTTCTAAACTAGAATTTCCTTTAATTTGATATTCATACCAAGATGGAGCAGGTGAACCATTGGTAATAGTCCATATTTTTGTAGTAGAATCTTGTGCTACACTTGCAATAGTTCCAAAGTCTGCAAATAATACAGATTTAATTCCTCCAAAAGCTGATTTACAAGGTATTTTTCTACCTGTTGTTAATGTACAAGCCATAATTTTATTTTATTTTAAAAAAAAGGGTAAGTAGATAATCCACCTACCCTGATTTATGATTAATTATTAATTTATGCGTATTCAACAATGTCTGAAGCAATTCCAAATTGTACTGCTGAGGTAAATCTCATTACCATTCTTACATTGTTAGAAGCATCTAAATCAGCCATATCTAAAACCTTCACTACATTTGTGTCATTTAAGATACCTGTTCCGAAATATAAGTTACTTCTTTGTGCTGCATACATTTTATTTGCTGACATTCCTGGGCATACAAATAATTTAACACCATTTACTGTTAGTGATCCATTGTTCCACCATTGAGTACCTTGGGCATTTACACCATTTGCTCCTAATCCATTTGCTGCAAACCCTCCTAACGCCTGAACGTAGAATTTAGCTGCTGCACTTCCAACATATATAAATAAATCTTCTTTACCATATAATGAAGAAGGAATAGCATCTACTACCTTAGATAATTCAGCAATAATATTTGCTGCACTTAATCCACCACCACCAACTGCTGCTACTTGCTGACCTGCTGGAATATCTCCTGCTGCTGCTGAAGCTGCTATTAGTTTTTCAAACCCATCAAATGAGTTGTTAGATGCTGCTGCAGTATCTCCTTGCCATATACAGAACTCTGTATTTTGAGCAACTTCTGCTGCAACGTGAGCAATCATAAAGTCAGAAAACTTAGGTGGTAAAGATTGACCTAAACCATACCCCATTGATTGTGCTTCCCAATCGTTTACGAAGTCATACTTACATAATTGTAAGTTTACTTGTAGTTCAACTGGTTGTATAATTCTTTCTGTAAGTGTTACAGATGAATTAGGTACAAAATCACAACCTGCAGGACTAACTAAAGAACCTGTTGCTAATTTTTTGATTACTTCTTTGAAAGCAATATTTGCTTTTACTGTTAATCCACCATCATCTATAGTAGATGCTGACAATAATGCTGCTGCTATATATTCACCTGCAAACTCACCTGCATAAGAAGTAGTGATATTTGTAGCAGTTGCTAATTGTACATTTTTTAAATTACTCATATCTTTTTTTTATTTATTTAATTAATATTATGATTCAGATGCCCAGATTCCAACACCACCGATTATATACCATTGTGTTAAAGCTACTGCTCTAATTACAACATAATCACCTTTGTTTGCTGTTGCTTTTGTGTTTATCCAATTTTTATTTACAACTCCACTTGCTACTGAATCTGCTGAAGCATTAGCAATACTACCATTGAAACCATCAGTTGAATGAGGGCTTAATGTAATAATGTTATTTCCATCTGCTCCTGAGTTTCTAAATAAGAAAGTCATTCCTAAATTTTCAGAATGAATTTTTGGTAAACTTACCACTAGACCATCTGTTGCAATATTATGATCAATACCAGCATCTCCTGCAGGTACAGAAACCGATGCAGATAATGATTTTTGTGAAACTTGATTTCGTTCCACATCGTTTGATAAATAGTTAAATGTTCCCATATTGTTTTATTTGTTTAATTTGTTTAATACTCTTTCAATTGCTGTTGAATTAAATTTACCTTTAGCAAATTCAACTTTTTTCTTTGTTTTTGTTTCTCCTTCAGGATTATGCTTAATAGGTTTAGAAGCAGCTTCTTCAGAAAATTCTTCTTTAACTGTTCTTGATTTTAATGGTTTTTCAATTGCCATTTCTTCCTCAACATCATCGCCCATTTTAGATTCCTTATCACCTTTTAAATCA